ATGTCCTCCGCAGTCCCAGCAGGCTCAACCCAACACGGGCTATCAACGTCACGAGGTGGGGAGAAGATCGGCTCACCATACTCATCCTCACCAGTCCGCTCACCACGCAAATGCAGAGTGCAATACTCAGTCATCAAACTCATGGACGCGCCCTTATCGTGTAGCGAGCCAACACCGGACCAGCCAATGGGCCAGTCAACGACGACCCAGAAGCCTCTAACGTGACTGATCGAGATGCCAGGGACTCAGACCGCACACGGCCACCAGCTTTCACAGCTGAAACCTCATCCACAATCGGCACCAAAAGCGCCGGTGGACACGATTCGTATCCGTGCTTCATGGTGACTTTGCACGCCTTCGGGAATGGTCGGTCAGCCTCTAACGTGCCATCTCCCCAGTCAATGAAGTCAGTGATTTCACGACCAGTCTGAGCATCCTCAACGCTCACAATTTCTTGAACCTTGAGCGTCGGAAGGATTAGCACACGGGATTCACGGGACCGGACAAGCACGGTTTCTTCAACCACCGGGGCAATATGCCACCCAGTAATGTCCCGAACCATTCCACAAACAGAACTCAACGTCTGCTCAGGGAACGGTGCGCCTTGAAACTTCGTCAGCTCTTCGTTAGTAACCAGCTCTTGCATAAATACCTCCCAAATCGTGGGCACACAAAAGGAGGGGCAACATAGTGTCACCCCTCCTGTGTGCGTTAGTATTTATTTTTTCTTCGGAGCTGGTTTCTTAGCTTCCGGTTTCTTCTGATCTTCCACTGGTTTCGCCAGGTCGCCATACCGCGCCGCTGCCCGATCAGACAACAGCACGGTATGGTCAATCCCAGCTAATCGCAGCGTGTACCGCTTACGATTATCAGCCATCACAGGCTCCTTTCAAAATGATCAGGAAAATGAGCATCCCGGCATCAAGCGTTTAATAGCTTGAGAGATACCGGGCCGTTATTCCCCCGAACCACCAGAAGCTTCAAGCTGGACTACCGCAGCCGGGACACGCACAGCTAGGCCGATACGCTCCTCAATGCGCGTGGTGATGATGTTCGAGGTGAACTTACCCTGATCAGAGTTCGTGGACTCAACACGAACACCACCCTTGCGGTACACGGTCGCAGCAGACGCGAACGCACCAACAACAGGCTTGCCAATCTCAGCAGCAGCAGTCACCACAGTACGCAGCCCCCAGATAGGAGGGTTCTCCATGATGCCACCCTGACCATACTGGCCGGAGAAGAAACCGCCACCGTAGTACTGGTCATTTGCGTCTTTCGACAGCCGCAGCGTCTGGTAATCGGCAGGGTTGATAATCACACCATCAGCAGACAGACCAGTGGCGGTCTGGATTTTGGTCAGGGCGCGGAAGATCGAATCAGCAAGATCATCAGCGCCAGCATAGGTTTCAGTCTGGATACCGTCACGGTTCAATAGGCCCAGAATGTTAGTCCCGGTCCCGTCACCACGGAGCAGCTGAGCTTCTTCCATCAGGGCTAGCTCATACAGTCCACGGTTGTTGATCTCCGATACATAGAACGGCAGATCCTCAACCATCTCATCAGACAGATCAAACCATGCGGCGATCTTACGAATCGGGTCAGTCACAGGGGTAGGGTTACCCAAGTGCATTTGTGGTTTCTGCCCAGTCTCATCAACGGTCTCGAAGCCACCCTCGAAACCAGCAGCTTCCAGGAAGTAGGTAATCGCGTTACCTGAGACCGTACCGGAGCCAAGTAGGTCAGCAATCACGGGACGTTGACGGTTCCCACGAACCAGCGTGGTATCAACATCAGTCAGCCACGGTTTGAAATCACCATCAACACCACCAGTGACGTGAGTGTCAGATGGGGCTTTAAACCAGGTGGTGCCAACAGTTGCGCCGCCACGAGATTTCAGCTGAGCCAGGCCATCTTCACCGACCTGTTTCGCGAAATGCTCACCCAGAGACTTCGCACCTGACTGAGTGCCAGCATCTTCCCCATTGGACCCGGCGAACATTTTCTCAAGATTCGAGGTCACTTTGCTGGTCTTCTCATGCAGTTCGATCTGCGCATCGATGCTCTTCACGTCAGCTTCTAGCTGTTCGAGCTGTTTGACCTGATCGGCAGTAGGGTTTTCGCCCTTCGTTTTGATGCCGTCCAGTAGTTCCTGCGCCTGCTTGATCTTCGCAGCGCGGTCATCATAGAGAGACATGACAACTCCTTCTATTTAGTCGGCTGGCTCATTGCCAGCACTTTCCAATTGGCTGCGAGAAGATCAACGGACGGACCAGACTTCGACAGCTCTTCGTCGGACACGGACGGATTCTCACCGCTGGCACCCGACTTGGCCTCATCTGATTCGCTGGCAGATGCTTCTTCGCTTTCATCCTGCTCATCCTCGTCATCGGATGGGAGGATACCTTCTAGCGCGGACGCAGCATCACGCAACGTGGTAATCGTCTCGCGCAAAACTTCTTCATTCTTCGCACTGATCACACGACCAGCCTTGATATTCTCGGCAAGGGACTTCACTGCAAGGATCTCGGTCTCACGGTTCGCGCCTAATGGGACCACAGACACCTCATGCAGCGCGAGTTCTTTGAGCTTGGTGATCGGTTCATCGTCATCAGACTTCGCTTGCTCATACTCGATCACATCGAATGCGAAGCTCATTTGATCAATGCGCTTCCCCTTCAACATGCGGTACACCTGAGCAGACTTCGGATTCTCCAAATCCAACTCAGCCGTCACCAACAACCCGTGCTCATCTTCAACAGCCTTCACCACATGCCCAAGGTTGTAATCAGGGTCCGAAAAGTTATGTCCGAACAACAATGGGATCGGTTTACCGGATTCTTCCCAAGCCTTTAGCGTGTTCGCAAACGCACCCTTTTCAACAATGTCCCCATACGAGTCCACGTTGCCGAACACTGACGCATACGCCTGAAACTGGCCTTCATCTAGCCCATCATCAGGGCCTGCTTTGAGCTGCTTCGGCGACAGCTCAGTTTGTTTTAACAACATGCTTTACCCCTCCAATGGGCTATACAACGATTGCAATCTCGCACCGACAATTCGCAACCTCTTCGGCATCCCCCGAATACGAGCCAGGGAACTCTAAGCCGTTGCTGAATGTCTCATCCATCCCAACTTCTTCGCCGTCCATCGCCGCGTGAGAAGCACGAGGATCACTAGAAGTCACGATCCACTTCTTCCGAGCTCGCGGCCTGGTTTGACGCGCCGCCTCCGCCACAGCGAAGCCAGCAAACGTTGCCACAGCGGTCACCCCTGCTAACGCACCACGGGATTCCTCCGCAACATCGAACACATGCCCGACCGCATCCTGGGGTGACTCATCGTCGTCACCATCAGACCCGCCACCTAGCGCGTCCACGATTTGTTCAAGCGTGGTGTCATTGACCTGCGATGCGATACGCTCAGCAACCTTGCGCCGGAATGCAGTAGTTCGATTCATGTCGAACTCTTCACGCGATACACCAATAGCCTCTAGCGCCTCGCCAGCAGCAGCCCACACAACAGGCGTGGAAGCTGTAAGGATCAGCTCAGACAGTTCTTCATTCCAACGGTCATCGTCCCACCAGGATTCAGATTTCGCGAAGATACGCGACATCACAGCACGCCGCTGACGGGCAAAGAACTCTTGGAATACTTCACCAAAAGCGTCTTGTTCTTCCGTGGTTGGTTCAGGGCGTTTCAATCGGATTTCCTGCGTGTCAGACTTCAACACGACCGGGATGGACCGCATCGGGACCCCATGCCAAGGATCAAGATCAGCAGATGATTGGCCCGTCCAGTTTTGCGAACCTGAATCTGTCGGTGACGCCTGACCACCTTCAACAACGTTCAGCGGAACGATCAGCTCATCTCCGCCCTCAACGTCAGGCAGGTTAAACCGTCCACGACCCTCATTGCGGGTCATAATCGGGGCACCAACAAGGGTCTGCATGACCGCAGCTTGCTCTTCAAACGACCCATTGAGCTTCTGCCCAATATTGAACTCGGCATAATATAAGTCAGGGTCCATGCCCATGCGAGGGATCACGAACTGATTGACTACATATTCGATCTGTTTCAGCGTTGGTCCGAGCGAATCCCCGTACAACATGCGCCGAAATTCACGCACATTCGAGTAATTCGCGCCATCCATCTGCCCGACCATCGTCGGATTCACATGAAAAGCAGAGGCAACAGTCGATAATGACAGTTTCGCGGCCTCAACGTACTGTTGCTCACGGGCTGAAAAGTCAATCCTGTTGAGCTTCATCCCATCTTCAAGAATGGGTGTGCCACCAGCACCAGACCCTTTACCCGTAAACGTGGCGTACCAGTCCTCACGGAACCTGTTAGCTTGATCTTCTGTCCACTGTGGAGCGTCTTTCGGGCGCTCAATCACTGACGAGACACGACCGCCACGCTTCCACACCTGATTCCGGTACTTCGCGGATTCGACCTGCTCACGCAATGTCTCTTTCAACGCATCAACCGTAGGTGACACACCAGACGGAGAGTTGGTGTGATACCCACTGAACTCAATCATCTGTTCAGGTGGAACTTTCATCGTCCGGTTATCCATCGACACCAGATAATGATCAGTCTCCCAAGGCGACTTCATCTCTTTCGTCACCCACAACGGCGGGATACGACGCAACCGGGGACGGCCATCAGTATCAACAAAGTACAACCAGTACGCCCGGTCATGCAGGTCAAGATCACCCACCAGCGCGAACAACATGTCATACGTGGTGTACTCAAGATCAGGGCTACGCAACGCCTGCGCCAACGGGTTATCGTGATGACGCTGCCGATCGGTGTCCGACACGCGCTGAAACACATGCAGCCCAATTTGAGCTACATTCCTGGCGCGGAACGAAACCACAGTGCGCAGATGCGGCTGAGAAGCCCACAACTCTGCGACCGTTAGGCTGTCAAAATCAACATTTAACAGGTGACGCGCACCATCAGGAAGCCCATTGCCGCCTAGGTAGGTGATCTTTGGGCTAAACCAACGAGCCGGGTTCATGCCAGACAGGATCTTTCCCCAAAAACTCACGCACCATCACCCCCTAGATCAAATAACAATGAGACCCCTATCCGCGTAAGCAGATTGTTTCGGTTCTTCTTTCGGTCTGGTCAGCAGCCAGTATGCGCCAACGAAAGCCATCAACGGGCCAATATCAACGGGTGACTTATTCCGGTCGAATAACATCGCCCCACCATCAGTGATCTTCGGGATCACTGTTTGCGCTGCAACGTCAACGATTGGTTGTTCAAAATGCAAGAAAGATTGTGCTTTTACAGCGTCATAGAATGCGCCAGTCGCGCCAGTAAGCTCAGGGCCAGACCAATCAACGACCGGCAACCCTTTGACTTCCAGCACTTTTAACACATCAGACACCGCAGCGCCACGAGACTGACCAGTCAATTCAACAAACTGACCCTTCGCGTGCGCTGACTCCAACCACTCATACAGCCAGTCCGTGCCAGCGCGAGACGCGACCAGCTCAACTTGTGGCTTACCGTCCTCATTCAGTCCAGCAAACGCCACATGCGACCGTCCACGATCTTTTGCCACATCAACACAGGCATACACGTCAGACACGATCTGCGGCGGCTCACCATCGCCCTGCCAGATACCCTTCTCCCACGAGCCAGGAGGAAACGCACCCTCAAGTAAACCAGACGACCAGTGACACATACATTCAGTTCGGAAAACCCACTCAGGGTCAGTAGACGCAGCAGACGCCAGCGAACGTTCAGTGACGAACCCATGACCAAGCGACGGGTTCGCATACGCCCAAGCGTCACGATCCCACACGTCAGCGTCAGGAGGCGACGACCACTCAAATAAGCCCAACGAATCATCATCGACCCCGGCCTCTTCGTCGTCTAACTGCTCGCCCTCGTCATCGTAAGCGCCAGCCAACAACGCGTTCGGGTCATCCTCAGCATTCACGCCATCAGGATCACCAAGCGCAGCATGAGCTTTCTTCCGTAAATACGACAACACAACCGATGTCGCGTCACCAGCGTTCGACATTGACCAAATCAACGCCGACGGACGCGCCATCGTCGTCTTCGTAATAGCACCCCAAGCATCCCAGGTCTGATGCTCACGTAACTCATCCAGCAAGATCAGGTCACCGGACAAGCCACGACCAGCAGATCGGGTAGCAGCCTTCACACGGTATCGCTCGCCAGTCTTTAGGCGGATAGCCTTCTTGCCGTTCGCGCGTACGGGAGGAAGTAGCTCAGCGGCAAGCTCGGGGCTTTCCTCAGCTATCTCTAGCGCCCCATCCCACACTTCCTCAGCCGTATCAAGATCCTGAGCTGTGCCCAACACCAGTCGCGTGCGCAACACGTACAGGAAGAACAATGACAGCACTTGACCCAGAACAGATTTGCCCTGTTGCCTCGCGACGACTACGACGACGTTACGGAACCGGAATAACGGCGCATCCGCTGGCCGGTCATTCATCGTAGAAACCGTGAGACCCTCTGCCAGCTCAAGCCCGTGAATAAGCAAGAACTCTTGCCACGGGTACAAGTCCATTCCGCACATTTGCTCAGCGAACTCAATCGCCAAAAACCCAAGCGAGGTCTCAGGCGTCAGCTCACGCAACGGCGGCGTAAACACACGAGGCTCACGCTTACCGTAAAGCTTCTTCTTTTTACGCGGACTTGCCGCCTGCGATAGACCGGAACTTACCGAGGCTTGACTTACCATCGGAATCACCAGCCTTCTTATCGTCACCCTTCATGTCTGCACGCGACTTCGGTGTAGCGCCCATCTCACGAAGAATGTTCATCAGATGCGGCGTCAGATATAGTGCCTTGGTAACTTCCTGGCCTTCACCTTCATCGACTGCATCCTGGATACGCTTCGCCATCGTCCGACCAGAGGCAACGAGCGCCGAGTCAACATCCTCAACCAGATCACTCGCATCAACCGTCTGGTCATACGCATCAACCAGGTTGGTCTTTACTTGCTTTTCATTTTTCACGACTCAACCTCCTCAAAATGCCTTTCAACGCGACCAGTCTTCAATCGAGCGATAGTGTCATTTACAGACCATGCCCCATACTTTTCCCTTAAAATTCTGTGCCTACGCTTAGAGGAACGCGCAACGTTGCAATCCTGGCACGAGGGCACGAGATTATCGACCCGGTTGTCATCGCGAACACCGTTTAAATGGTCAGCATGAAGAGCATCAGGAGAATCAATGCCTCGTCGCCACATGACGATTCTCTTGCACCAAAAGCATTTATGAGGGCCCTCGCCTATAGCGTCGTATAAAACTATTCGATGGACATAGGTTTTCCCACTAGGGCCAGCTACAGGATGGTCCGGGGCGTATGTTCTTTGATACTCGCTCTGATCCCGCACGCTAATACTGTCGAAATTAGCTTCAACATCCCCATGTCGATATTTTCGGTGATAGTGCTTCATGCACAATTCTGCGAATCTACTCCGAACCGGAGCAAGGCATTCTTTTACGGAACATTTTGACCAGGTGCCGTAATAGTCAGATGCGAGAATTATGGTCGCGTCGCCATACCTCTTCAGTCGGGCGTAATGCCGAGGGCAATAACCTTTGCCACCCTTTTTGCCAATAAGATTGGGGCATCCGGCAGCGCCGCATGGTTGCATATATTTTGGCGTGTTACGATTGCTCACGTGACCACTCCTCACTAGTGGTTGCCAAGACCCCGGAGCTAAGGTGCGCTAACACCTGAACCTCGCGGGGTCACATTATTTAGTTGACATTACTATTCTACTTGACAAAAGAAGTAATTAAAAGTATGAATGCGTGTACGCGCACGCGATGGGGGTGCCCCTCACCTGGGGGGAGTCGGAGTTCCCCGGCGATAGCTCCGAGCGCTTCTGAGTTTTTGTGATTGCTACGTCCTCTACCCCTTGTCATCCCCATTTTCTGCTGGTCGTTCCTAACTCGTAGGTTTGGTTGTTTGATTTTGTTTGGTTACACCGTAGATGCACGGGAGACCAATTTGTTGGTTCCCAAGTTAGGTGAGGATGCGTAGACCTTGGCTTGATGTGATCGAGTGAGCATCCGTCTGGGTCTGTGCTTGGTAGCGTGTAGTTGATGGGTTGTCCGCAGATGCTGCAAGGTGCTTGTTTTTTGTATCCTGCTTTTTTTATTTGCTCTAATGCTTTTGTTGCTCGGTCGCCTGACCATTTCGGGACTTGCATTGCTGGTTCACTTCTTGGGCTTGATTATGTGCTCATCTTTTTCTGAAGTGTTGGTGATGAGTTGGAGTCCGGTTGGTAGTTGTCCGCCTTGGTTGCGTTGCATGTTCGGTCTCCTGTTGCAGTCTTGCCCAGCGCCTGTGCTCGTCAGCCAGGTCTGTGTGCAGGGGAACTCTTTAATAGCTAATGCCCCTCGACCCGTGGTGGGTGAGGGGCTGGGGTAGGTGGGGTGGCCTAGTGGGGCAGGGGGGTAGGGCTATGTCCAGTGTTGGGTAGGGGTGCCCCGGTTGCCTAGGGGGTGGGGGTTAGTCTGCCAGGTAGGCTTCCTCGGGGGTGCCCATCCCGTATGGTTGGACGGCTACTCGTGTGAACTCATCTGGCAGGTCATCGCCGTGATAAAGCAATACAGTGGCGCTTCGTTCTGCCACATCAGCTCCGTTGTCGAGTTCGTCTTGGAACTCAAGGATTTGGTCGTATGTTTCCCAGTAGTAGTACGAGTCGTCATACTCTGGTTCCCATTCAAGTAGCGTGTTGCCGAGGGCTTGGAACTCGTACTCCGTGCCATCTTCATCGTAGACACTGATCTTTGGGATGTTCATTTCGATGGTGCCGTTACGGTTGTCTACATCAGCGACAATGTATGTTGCTGATGGGCCGTCGATGTCTTGCCGGAATGATTCGAGGTCTTGTAGCAGTTCATGGTTTGGGTCTGTTGGCAGATCGAATTCTATTTCTGCGCCTTCGATGGCGTGTAGCCGGTAGGTGCCGTGTCCTGCTGTTTGAGTTTCGGGTTCTTGGTCCATGTTCTGTTCATCAGCGTATTCTTGTTGTGCTTCTTCGGCTGATTGCGGTTGCTCTTCTTCTGCTTCTGTTGAGCCGCAGCCTACAAGGGCGAGTGCGATGACGGAAAGTATTGTGAGTGGTGTGTGTTTCATGGTACCTAGTTTAACCTACTCATTGAAGAATTAATAGGTGGGTGCCCGGTCAGGAGGTTCACACACCACATGTTTTCTCGACTGACCGGGCTTCCCATGTTCACAGCGCCCATACTGGTTAAACAAAAAATGTCCTAACCGATTGGTCTAGGACTATTTGTTACCCGTAAAATCAGACACTTGTCTGTGGGCACCTCTTACTGTATCAAATCTTTATTCGGTTTGCGACGTGTGTGCTGGCGATCCGTTGACTGGTTCTCCGTCGTGGAGGATTTTGGAGAGGTTTATCATTGATGCTTTGCCTTCCCAGGTCTGGCCGCAGTTGTTGCACCAGGCTCGGTGTTGGTTGTAGGTGAGTGCACGCTTTTTGACGTTTTCTACGCCGTCGTGTCGCCAGATGTAGGACTCGCCGCAGTCTGGGCATGGTGCTGCGAGTTCTACTGATGGCTCGAATAGCTGTTGGATCTGGTGTACCCAGTGGCGCAGGTAGGCGTTGAGTGTTTCCTCGTCTTGCTTGTCGTTGCTGTTGACGGCGTGGGATGCCCATTGCTGGATGCGCCGATCTAGCGGGGTCCTGGCAAGGTGTGGTCTGCCGCGCCCTGGCCAGTATTCAAGGGTGGTTTCTGCGATGGATTGCCAGAGGTCGAGGGCTTTGAGGCTGATGGGTGTGCGTGCTCTGCTGGATGATCCTCCGCCGCCCGCTGAGGCTCCGTTGATGGCTCCTTGGAGTTGGTCGAGGTAGGAATGGACGTCTACGTAGGTGCGTGTCCCGTCGTCGTTTTCGATGGTGGTTTTGTGGGTTCGGGTGAGCTGGTGCAAGAGGTCAAGGGTGTCAGTCAATGTGCTGGCTCCTGATTTAAATGCGAGAACGTCCCAGGATCGTTTCTGAGACGTTCGTTTGTTGCGGTCGCGTGTTTGTTCGGTTGTGGCTCTAGTCGTGCTTCTGCGGCGCATGCAGCCCCGTTAGGTGGCTAGCTAAGAGTATTGGGGCTCCTAGCGCAATCACGAGGAGTATCATGCCGAGGATTTGGGGGATGCATGCTATGAGTGTCCAGGCGAGTTCTACTATCCAGGCCCCGATGTCAGCAATGAGGTCGCTCATTTCTGGTCTTTCGCACGGTGGCGATGAGTCCGAGTGCGCCGATGGTGGCAAGAATCTTAGCGGTCATGGTTTGCTCCATTTCTGCATGAACGTTTCTCCACGTTCGTGTTTTTCGAGATATGCCTGCCATTTACGGTCATATTCTGCTTTTTCGTGGGCGGTGAGTGGTGTGCCGTAGTGGATGATTCTTGCGGGTAGTGGGATGCTGTTTGGGTTGTTGTTGGCTCCATCTCCGAATGTGCTGTCCCAGAGTTCGTGCCCGTATTGGTTGAGTTGTTTTTGGTAGGCGTAGTTTTCTGCGAGTAGCACGGTTTCTGGTGGTAGTGCGTTGAGTTCTTCGATGGTGTAGACGATGCGGTTAACGCTCATTGTGGCTCCTTTTCGTCGGCTACGTTTTCGAGTGCGGTGATGCACGCTTTGACGCCTGCCCATGCGGTGTCTGGGTGGATGAGGTTGCCTTGTGCTCCGAACCAGTTTAGGTCGCGGGCGGCTTGTCGCAGGAGTTTGGCGTCGTGGGCTGCTAGCCATCGGTCGAATTCGGCTGCGTGGGTTGCTTCGTCTAGGCCGGTGTAGTCGCTGACGTGTTGTGCGTAGGTTTTTCTTATCTGCTCAGTGCTTGGGTCACTCATTGTGGCTCCTTGGTTGGTGCGGTGCTCGCGTTGATGTCTTTGGCGGCTTAGAATCCGCCTGTTGCTGGCTGGTTTCTGATTTCTGAGTAGTGGCAATTCATAGAATCCATCCTTCAATTTCTGGTATCCATGTTGTGTTGCCGTGACGTCCGCAGTATGCGAGGTAGTTCGCTTCTGGGGGTTCTGGTAAGTTCGCGTAATCTTGGCCTCGGAGATCAGCGTATCGTTCATCGTCGTACCAAGGGTTTTGGCAATACCAGCACGCTAAGATCACTCCTGGACGTTTGATATTGCTGCTTTCATAATTTGATTTCGCGTCGTTACATGATGCGCATGCGGTGACGAGGTTGTCTGATCTGTCAGCGATGTGTAGCTGGTGTGTGGGGAATGCTGTTCTTGGGATGATGTGGTCAAGCTGTAGTGGGCCGCCTCCGCCTGTCCAGCAGTACCAGCATGTTTCGCCGTCTCGTTGGTAGATGATGGCTCGTTTTGTGGGGCTGATTGGTTCCCGCTCTTCTGTGTTCCTGATGGGCCATCTCTTCCTTGGTGAGACGAGTTCTTTGATGAGGTTATCTAGCCCGTCGGAGAAGGTGATGACTTCGGGGTCGTCATGGGAGCGTATTGATTCTCGGTAGTATCCGGTGATGCTTGCGATGTCTTCCATTTTTGGCATTAGAATCCTCCGTTGTTTTCGAGGTAGTGGTGTTGTCTGGTTCGGTCGGCTACGTTGTCGGGCACCCATGGGTAGGAGTTTCTGGTTCCGGTCCAGAGTTTGGTTGGCCATTCCCGGTTTTTGTCTCGGTGTCCGCGCCAGGGGATGACGTCGGCTCCGAATTTGTCGTCTGATGCTGCTAAGCCGAGTCCGAATTCTGGCCAGCCCATGAGTGCTGAGGATCCGCGTGGGGCGAGG